GAATACCTACAAGCCTGCGACTCGGTGCAGTGAGCTTGCAGCACGGGCACTCAAACTCAGAGGCCTTGAAGTATTTGCCTATCTGGCTCATTTCTTCTCACGTAAAATTTCAAGCGCCAGGTCAGCCTCTCGCCAATAACGCGGGTTTGCGAGCATCGTATCTGTGGGTCTTTTCATGGGATCACGCTCAGTATAACCGTACCCTTGTACGCCCTCCTTGTAATACGGCTCAGGCGTGTGGCCCCTTGCCCTCAACTCAAGCTCTCGTTGCTTGCCCCAGTCAAATCTTTCTACGGGCCCAGCATGCAGTGGACGCGGCTGACTTTTCCAGTCTGGAGCATACTCACCAGTACGCGGCATCTCTTGCTCAAGCCGCCCCCCGATATATTCATAAGGAGCCGGCGGCCCAACTCTCTCGGGTGACACGGGGGCACGATAGCGTGGCCCCGGACTGGTGCTTATCTGTGTGCGGTCTCCACGAGGACCTGCACGCCCCGGAGGCTCATGCACGGCTTCTCTGAGTATCTGAGCAAACCGAGGAGTGCGCTGTTTCTGTGGCACGCCCAGGGTCTCAAACATCTCCTCATCGGCTGCCTGCATTATCTTCATTAGCTTTTCTAGCTTTGATTTTTCTTTTGGCATTCTGCCACCCCTGCTTCAATCCGCACTAGCGCTCATTTCTTCTTCGGCTTTGGCTTCTTCGGTTTGGACTTCTTAGGCTTTGGCTTAGGTGGTCGTCCAACTTGACACCCATACGTCCCTGGTCCTTTAGGCATATTACCATCTCCATTTAAGGCCTGCCGTAGCCTGCCAATCCAGTGCTTCGTTCATCTCCATGCCGACGTCAGCGAAAGCGCTTAGTCCCTCAGTAATCGTGCCGCTAACTCTCGCAAAGGCCTCGGCCCGTACTTCAGAATGAGCAGAGCCGAGCATACGTACACCGAGGTCAAGACCATGATCATCTTGGCTCCTCGATGCGAAGACATCCCTCAACTCTCCGGCGACTTTTTTACTGAAGCAACGGCCTCCGCTGAGGCAAGCGCTCGCTTCACTGTCGCTCTAGACTGAGAATAGCTAGCCCCGCACACAGCAGCCAGAAGAGGGCCTCCGACTTGAGCCCATTGGGACTCAGCAAAGATGGCACATAGGCACCCGCCCACCATTCCAAGAAGGGTGAGCAGGAACTCACTCGACTTCAGCCCGTTGGTCTTGCCTTGTATCATGACGCTGTCTCCTATCTTTCTCTATCGCTTCATTGATGTCCATCCGCCGCAATATTTCATACGTGTTCGACAGTGCTTCGCGTGTCTTCGTAGAGACTTCATCCACCCGGTCTCCCAGGGATTCCAGCTTCTCTTCTGCGATAGCGACTTTCGTCGTGAGTCCATTGCCGTTGCCATTCTTCTTGTTATCCACAGACCGCTCGATGATGCGCATTGCTACCAACAGAACGCCGATAAGGCCGGCACTGGCTGCGCTCTCGGGGTCCACGAATCACTCCTCTGGCGGTACCGCATCCTCAACTACATGACCACTCTTAGCCATTCTCTAGTTCCTCGATTCGTGCCGTCAATTCCTGCACGGCTTTGATTAGTGGTGCGATAAATTGCCGGTAACGAAGTGCCAGCTTATCAGCCCCTCCTGAAATATTCGCATCAACGTAGCCCCCGAAGTCGGCGGCATCCATCCCGATATCGTCAAGAACCTGCTTGACCTCTTGCGCGACCAGGCCCTGGTGTTTTCGAGAGTGGCTCAGGGCGGGCTGAACCAGCACCTCCTCAGACACCCCAAGCACATCTGTTCTTGTCTCAAACTCCGCCTCAGTGTCACGGAATTTGTAGCTCACCGGGCGAAGCCGACTAATGAAGTCAAGCCCCAGCGAGGTGTCTTCAATTTGCTCCTTCAGCCTCTCATCTGAAGCCTCAGCAAGGGCAACGGCGTGGACATCATTAAACGCATAGCTCGCGTGACCTAGGTCGCAGCTTTCGTCACTGTGTGGTTCAATATTTACAACATTAGCATTTCCAATCGTCACTCGGTGGTCACCGTGCGCCGCTGCTTGATAGCCGATGCCTGTTTGATTGACAGCGTTTCCTGCCGAGACATTCGCCGAATCTCCGACACAAGTGTTTCTCGATCCGTCAGTTACCGAACCACCGGCATTTTGCCCAATCCCTGTGTTGCCAGTGCCGCTGACAAGGGAATAGAGAGAGGCGTACCCGATCGCTACGTTTGCGGTGCCGGTGTTTGTTCCATCTGCGGCGGCAAGGCATCCGATAAAGACACCATTTATCGGCGTTGTGGAGTCGGCTGCCGCCTGGTCGCCAAGGATGATATTACCCCGCCCTTGTGTTGAGCCCCCATCACCCGGCGTCAGTTCCTCTCCTGCACCGTTCATACCCACCAGAACGTTTCTGTCGACAGTGGCGATCTCGAACGACTTAGCTGTGCCGAGGTTCATGCTGATAACCGCGTCACTGATCTTCATATGATCAACCACACCCGACGCGCTGTCTGGTGCAGTTGAGAAAATCAGCTCGGACGGCATCCGACCATCACCTACTGTGCCTGCTAGGATTTGTGCTCGGATTTGAGCACCGGGCTCAAGCACTCCAGTGCTGTCCGCACCTTTGAAAATGATGTTTCCAAGAACAGTGTCGTCATCAACAACTGTACTCAAATCGCCATCAGTTGCATTTTTTGACTTCGTGAAAATCAAACTCTTCGCTAGATCATCGGCTGAGTTGGTGACGATGCCGAGGTCGCCATCTTGAACATGGAGTTGGTGAAGCGGGGCAGCAACGGCAACGCCGACCTTCGCACCACCACCAGCTAGAATCATCTGCTCATTCTCGGTATCAATTTCCAAGAAATCGAGCCCCGCCGTGTCTTCGATCAGAAGCGCTGGATCTACTCCATCTGGAATGACATCAGTCGTCGCACTGATTAGCTCGCCATACGTTATGATTTTTGCATCAGCCATGACTTACCTCACTTCGCTGTTGTTGCTTTGATGTGGAGGTCTCCGGCCATTGCGCCAGTTGCATCATCGTCGTAGGTGCATCGAACGTGTTCGAGCTTCATGTCGAAGTTCACGATGGTCAGGACTTCGTTCGTCAGGTCGATTGTTTGGATGGTCGGCGTAGCAACCTCGACCCCGCTGCTATCTGTAAAAATAGACTTCAGGCGGATGCGAATGTTTGCCGAGGTGTTATCTGCGTAGAATTCCCACGTTTGCCGCCCGTGCTCTTGGACCTTTAAGTCCATAGCCGTGGCTTCTGTGGTGCCAGACAGGCCAGCGAATACTTTGGTGATGGTTCTCATCAATTCCTCCTAAGGCACAAAGGCCGAGACATATCTTCATCTCAAGTGTTTCAGGTCAACAAGGCCCGATCTCCTGGTAGTATAGCGCGATTGGCTGACTCTTTCAAAGAAGCAACGCGCCTCTGCGGTCGTCGTCCCTGCTCTGTCGCCTTCATGACATTCTGCATGGCTCCGATGAAGCCTGGGTTGAGCGTTGGGCTCAGGGGTATTCCCGTAAAGCTACTCAGTTGCAAATTGTCTGCGTAGCTAATTGAGTTTCCGGTCTTCTCGGCCTCTTCTCGAATATCACCCAGTAGCTTGTCGGTGAACTCTTGGAACAGAACAGGGAAGGCCTGCGCGAATGTCCGCCCCATGGTGCGGCTAGCGGTGCCATCTTCGAGCGCCTGAGTCGTCACCCCTATAGGGTCTGCCAAGGTATCTCGCACCTGAAGGTACTCAGCCTTACCGGCATCGGACATTGTGATTTTCTGCTGCCCGGTTAGCGGGTCAGACTCGACGATGCCCGCCTTGGCGGCTGCCTCTTGAAGCATGCTCATCTGCCTAATTGTTGCGTTGGTCAATTCTTCTCGAATCATCGGCGCATCTTCTAGGTCGGCGGTGCCCTTTTCAATGCGAGCTGTAAGAGCATCGGGCGATGAGATCTGATGAATAGCCTGCATCTCGGCTGCCACATCCTTGTTCGAGTCACCCGTGGCGCTCACGCCCACGAGCGCTAGGATGGATGGAACCTTCGATGCTCTCTGCGGGCCGCCGGCCTTGTTCTTCATTATCCGGTCGGTCACCCGAGACACACTCTTGTCTATGCGCTTGGTCATCATAGACTTCATGTTGTGGACCACCATACGCCTTCTGATGGCGTTTCCGGGCCGGATGATGTCGTTGGCTGCAGCGGCTATGACTGCGCCTGGTATGCCGCCTATGGCGTAAGCAGCCCCCCCAGCGAGTAGAGACATGGAACTGTCGTTGGTCTGAGATAGATGTCGGAGCTCTTTCTGTGCCGCGAGGAGTTCTCCGAAGTCGGCCCACTGCTTGTTGATGGCTTCAATGCCGGTAGAAAACTTTTCAAACTTGTCGCCGTAATGAGTCTGAGCGGCTTTCGTAAAGTCCTGAAAGTCACTGATTGTCCCCTCGAAGAACTGCTTGTTGAGGGAGTCGGCCTCGCTGAACTGGTCAGACTTCTTAACAAAGGTCTCAATTTTTTTAGGGTCTGCGACCCAGTTGCCATGCAGGTCTTTTTTGGCAAACTTTTTTAGAAAGTTTGGAGAAGACTCAAGAAGCTTATGGTAGGGCGCGTTGACCGCCTTCTGCGCGACTGCCGCTGCCCCGAAGAGGTCTTCTTTTTCTAGTGTGACTTTTAAGTGGTCGTACATCTCCTTCATCGCCTTAGATGCGTTAAAGCTAACTTTTTCGTCCGGTCTGCGTTTGTACGCATACGTCCCCAAAACCTTCTTGAACTCATCGAGTTGATTGAAGATGGTGGCGGGGAGATCACCCCAGTCGGTGGGGATGGCCGTCACTTCCTCCATAGGCTTCCTGACGGCGCCGGCAACGTAATCGTCTATTTTGCTTAAAAATCCTTTTGACCGATTTTTTCCGTGAACAAAGTAGAGAAAACTTCCGAGGTCGGTGTCTGTCCCGCCGGCAAGATGCATTGCTTCGTATTGCTCGTCTTCTGTTTTCTTCGAAAACTCTTTTACGAAGTCAGCCTTGTCTGGGTTGGCCTGAATATAGTCTTTCGCAAAGGCCTCCTCTCTTTGCCAGTAAGACGATAACCCCTCGTCCCTTTCTCTCACAAGCCTAGCTAGATCGTTTTGAGCCTCTTCAAGAAACCTTGGTTCAATGGCACCATCGTCGATCTGCTTCTGGAGGTTCGCTATGTCTTTTCCGAGTTCGCGGTGTTCCGCTTTGTATGCTTCGCGCTCTTGCACCCGAGCGCCTGCCCGCTCCTCCCCGTGCCTTGCAATCTCGTCGCCTTCTTCGGCAAACTTTCTTTCGGCATCCGCCGCTCTCGCGAGCCTGTCTTTTTCTGGGAGGTCTCCGAGCGGGGTTGTCTCCGACGTGCCTCTTTTGAGGCTCCACCCGGTGTCTTTTGCCTCAACGGAAAACGAACCGTTCTTGAAAACAACCTTGCCGCCCTTTGGAAGCTGCCCTGAGTCTTTCAGGTGAGCCTCGATGGCGTCGCTCATCTTTTGAATCTGTAGATCGACGGCTTCCAGAAGTGGCCCCACCTGCTCCTTGGTGGTGCCGTAGGCTGTCGGGTCTTCCTTCATTTTTCTGAGGCCATCCTTGATGGCCCCCATCGATTCTACGGATTTACCAAGGGTCAGAAGAGGGTCTTCAGAAGAAACCAACTTGCTTATGTCTTTGACTTTTTTTGAGCCAGAAGCCATGGTCGTTGCTTCTGTGAGATTGGCTATAAAGTCATTTACAAAAGACTCTGTTTCGGCGCGTGTCTTGTCTTTGATCTTATCGAACTCGATAAACCTATCCAAAAACTCCGGGTCCCTGAACTTGGCAATCGTCGCCCTGTCACCACTGGTCATCGCCGCAGTCAGGTCATCGGAGAACTTAGCCACCTTGTCGCCAAGCCCCTTGGAGAACCTGTTGCCATGGAACATCTGGAAGGCTTTGGTGATGGCTCCTGGGCCAGCGCCCATGGCAGCACCAATGCCGCCCGACAAGAGACCAACGCTGCTGATGTTGGCCAGCATCTGCTCTGCTGTTCTATCTGCCCTGCCAAGCAATTCCTCAGAGATAGTCTCGCCCGCACCGAAGAGAACACCCTCTACACCTGCGGCTGCGCCAAGGGAGGCTCCGCCTCTGAGCATCTTATCGGCAACAGAGGTGGCTCTCCCTAGTCCAATGGCGCTAGCGACTGCCCTCTCTGTCGCAATGCCGGCCCTAGCGGCCTGGCCTGCGAGCGTGCCCTTCGCAAGAATCTGCGCACCAACGGACGTACCGCCAGTGAAAAAAGCAGGCAGCACGGCCCCGCCAATCTCACCAACGGCACTAATATTAGGATTATATTCTTCGAGCTTACGAAGCTCTTCCTCTGAGTAATCACCGAACTTCTCAGCAGCCACGTCGGAGAGGCCAAACGTCAAACCCCGCCCAGCAGCTAATAGAAGAGCTTCGAGATCTCGATCTTCGTACTCGGCTTTATCGATGCGAGCCTGCCGCTCTTCAGCCAAGTCATAGGTTCCGCCAGCCTGTAGGACGTCATCAAGAATTTCAGCGGCGACTGTCCCATAACGACCATCGGGCAACTTGACGTTGACCGCAGCGCCCTTCTTGAAGAGATAGCGCCCGCTCTTGTAGGCATCCTCCACAAGGTGGTCGGCCATGTCTCGCCACTCGTTGGCTTGCCTGTCGTAGAGCTTTGGCATTACCGGCCTTCCTCAAACCAGTTTTCTTTGTCGGCAAGGGCGCCTATCCTTTTACCTTCGGCGAGCTGGGCTGCCGTTAGGGTGTGTCCGTACTTGTCCTCCAGGGCGCGACTGTTAAATCTTCCATCAACGGCCTCTGCCACGAGGAAGGCCCGAAGGTTCGCTATCTTTTTAACCCCTCTTTCCATGTGTTCTACTGAAGGGGGTAGTCGAGCCAAAAGAATCGCAAAGTCTTTGTCGGTCGGACGCCCGCCATCATATGCACGGGTAATCTCTTTTGCGATAAGGTTTCGCGCATCCTCGTAAAACTCCGCATCGCGCATGCCAGGGATAGCCGCGATCATACCCCCTAAACCTAAGGCAGAAAATGTTGATGCAACGGCCCCCTCTATGGGGCCAACCTTTTTGAATGTTGCAGGCAGCATGTCTAATTTCGCTAGGGCGGATTTAATGGTACTGGCGAGGCCACCCTTGCCCTTGCCCGCCCGAACAGCCGTCCGCCCCTGAATGTTCATTTTGCTAATGGCCAGGTTGCCTTCTACCTTGAGAAGCTCCGCCTCTTTCTTCTTGCCCTCGGCTTCCACCAACGCAATTTGCTCATCAATAATAAGCTGCGCGTTCTGGCTCTTGTGCGTTGCCTTTAACGCCTGAAGGCCCTGAACCGCTGCCGCCATACCCGCCTTAGCTGTCGCAAGCTCCGCCGAGCGCTCATTGCCAAACTTAGCCATCATGTTGGCGTAGAGGTTGTTCTTATTCCGCATCACATCTTTGCGGGTCCGAAGCTCCTCTTTCTGGAGGTCAATGTCTCGATTGATTGCATCGTTGATGATTTTGTATGCAGTGTTTGGCCCAGCTCGCCCAGACATGCCCTGGCCAAGGGCGCTCATTGCAATCGCAATGGCCGACCCTATGCGAGCGCCCGTTGTCTTGAATGCTCTGTTGGGGTCAATCTCGTGGCTTGTGACCATGCGCTCTGCGTTGCGAATCTCCGCCGTTGCCCGCGACTCTGCCTCTTCCTGGCGCTGAGTCATAAGCTCCATGCCGCGAACGCGCCGGTCGGCCCTCTCGGTCATCTCCTGCTGCCTGGCGGCCATCTCCCCTGCTTGGCGCTCCAGGGTTTCAGTCTGGTCTATCAAGGCTTTTTTACGAGCACCTGTTGCGGAGGCGATCTCGCTTCTTAGCGCACCAATCTCACGCATAACCCGGTCAACGTCGGAGGTTAAACCTGCGGCTGCCCCTTGGCCTTTTTTGGCAAAATCGGATTCGGCTTTTTCGCCCTCTATGTTCTTTTTGGCCGACTTCTCGTATTCCTCCGTCGCCGTCGTGCTTGCTATCTTGGTGGCCTCGTCATCGGTGAGAATGCCTTGCTTCCTCGCCAGTTCTGGATTTGACCTAACAACCGCAGCATCCTTGGCCGACAAGTAGCGCTCCTGCCCGCCTACCTGGAGACGGTAGCGGCCACCCTTGTCCTTCTCTATCGACCAGTCCATCCATGAAGGGTACTCTTTCCCTAACTCGGTTGTCGTAACCGGGGTGGTAATGGTCATCCCTTCTTCGTAGGTTTTCTCCGGCCTGTGCGGAACCGTCGCCTCTAGCGCGCCCTGTCCCTTGGGCGCACCAACAGCGGTCAGAGCCTCACGAACAGGGGCGACCTCCCACTCCTCCTCGGCCTCTCTTTGTGCTTGCCGCGCAAGGAAGTCTTTCCACGTATCAACACCATCCGCCATATCTCTCTCCTACGCTACCCAGCGCCCAGCGCCTTGACCGATGGCTTGCCCGCCAGTAGCACCTGCTGCGGCGCCTGCTGGGCCACCATATATACCGCCGACAATGCCTCCAACGGCCCCCAGAATACCACCTAGCACGTTGCCCCACAGACCTTCTTCGGCAGACTCTCGTTGCTGCTGAAGCTGCGCCATGGCAAATGCCTTATCTTCTGCCCGCTGCTCGCCTGCGATCAAGAGTTGCTCAAGACTAGCGCCTGCCTGCTCTTGGGCTAACTCCGCCGCTGCGCCGATCTGTTCTTCACCAACTGCCTCTGAATGCTGCGCCGCACGAGAGCCTTGCCGAAGGGCGGTAGCTGTATCGAATCCTGCCTGTGACCTTGCGCGGCCTCTTTGAGCCCCGGTGAGAATCTCAAGCGCTCGCTCTGCCCTTACTTGGCCTTCGGTTTTTCTTTGGCCCTCGGCTGTTTCAGCTAATCGGGACGCATATTCAAAAAGCCTGTCGCCCTCTAGGCCAGCCGCCTTGCGCCCTGATTCAATCCCAAGTTCAGCCGATCGTTCCTGTGTTTTTCGACGATAGTAATCGTCGGACATCCTGTTGTAGTAATCTCGCGGATCTCCGCCCCTTGCCTCAACCTGGGCCCCCCACTCTTCGCGAACATCACTGCCCGCCTGCCGGGTTTCCTCTTCGGTGGGGTCGGTATCGAGGTATCCGTAAATTGATTCATCAGCCATAAGACGCTCCTGGCGTAACGAAATCCCCCATTGATGCACTCCAAGGGATCTCCTCAAGGTCTTTTTTGAGCTTTTCCTCGTCAAACATTAAAGGAGCAGCATCAGCAAGAGTCTGCTCTTGAGACATCGCCTGAAGGGCTGCAATGTCCTCCGGGTTAAACTGAGAAAAGTCGTCAACCTCTGGATCGAGCGCAGCCTTCTCCATTCGTCCTTGGAACTGGGCGTCCTCCAGGGCTTGCTGGGAGATCATGTAGCCCCCAAGCGCTCCCGCAGCCTCTGCCGCGCCACCAATCAGACCAAACAACTTCTGCTTCTCTTCGAGCTCTCTTTGCGTCTCCATTCGAGACTTTCCAACATCGCGGCGAGACCCTCTGTCTGCCGCCGACTGAAGGGCTTGCCCTGTCTGAGCCTCTCTCGCCATAGAGCGCTGAACTTCGCCCATCGCGATTTGACGCATGATTTGAGATGCAGCTTGCTGCTTCATCATGTTCTGCATTCCAGCATTGCGCTGCTCTAAGGCCGCTTGCTGCTGAAGCATCTGCTGCGCCGCTATACCTTCGCCTGCCATTATATCGTCCTATCCGCTATAGTTTTGAACGCTGACTTCTTGGGCCGGACACCGACTTCGAGGGCGATGCCGTCGAGGTGTGCCGCCGCTGTGGAAGACGCGGAGAGTATCACCTCCACCCGGATCGCCCGACACTTTTGCTGAACCAAGTGCGCCCTGAACAGGTAAAGTGGGTGATTGACAGAACCGGCCGTCGGCTCGTACCCGCCAGCGGGAGCAGACGTCATGGACTTGGTTGCCGAGTTAACCACAGCGCTGTCGTTGTAGTCTGTCGCAAAAGACATCTTGATGCTGTGCGCCCCAACGTACTCGCCTAGCACCATAGCCCTATAGATCCTGTCGTAAGACAAGAGCCCGCTTGGGGCTATATAAGCTGTTTTCACCGACACGTTGTAGTTTCTTGTTGTCGCCCCAAGTGCCGTCCTGCCGGTATCCGTAAAAACCGAATTATCCTGCTTCAGCAAAAACCCCGTATTTGACAACTTCTGAAAATACGTCCCATCGTACACTTCACCAATTTGGTACTCGGATGAGATATAGACCATCTCCGAGCGACTCCATTGACCGAAGTAGTAGTTGTACGTAAGCAAGACATCGTTGCTGGTCGCCGTCGTATCCTTGATCATAAACCGGACTTCGTTTGTCGGGTCGTGGCAAAGCATATTGATGACTAGGTTATCCACCTGGTCTTCCACCTGAGCGCCAATGTACTTGATGCTCATGTCTCGCTGAACGAGGTAGATACCGCGCAGGGTCTGATAGAAGGCACCTAGCGGAGTCTGGACATGTGCCGACCCCGCTCGCGCTCCTTGGTTGACACCAAAGATCCTTGGAGGGGCGAACATACCCGCGCCGAATTTGTCTGGACCTGGGCCCGAGACGAAGTGCGCATTGTCTTCCGTGAAAATCAGAAAGTGGTCCAGGTTGCTTTCGACCCCTGTGGTGGCGGCTGACTCCCCTGGCAGAGTCAGCATAAACCCGTCTGGGAACTGCGGCTCAATGCCGTCTACAATCGGCTTCGAGAAGTAAACGCTGTCATCTGCTCCAACGGCAAACACCTTGTTTCTGTGTCGTGTCAAATCGGTACACGAGCCAAAGAAACCATTGGGGAGTTCGCCGTCCTGGGTGTAGACTTGGTCCCTGTGGATGATGTCATCTTGGGTTGTAATGCCCGATGTGCCCCTTGGCCAGTCGATAAAGTAAACTACCCTCTCTGCCGCATCCGAGGGTGTGGGAACAGGCACGGACCCGGCCTCGTAAAAGATTGAGCCCCCGTCGTTGTTCCGGTAGACAACCGCCTTAATCCCGCTCTTTCGTGTAAAGTTTGGAATATAGATCGCGACAATGACGTTTCCCCGTCTATCCGACGACGCCTCTGTTGTTGTTATTTCCGCAAATTCTGATGGGGCAGATCTATGTATATTTCCATTCGCGTCAGCCCACTCGTAAACAACCTTGTACTTGTAGGTTCCCGCACTGAGCCCCCCTTGATTGTTCAGGTTGTCCTGTAACTGCTCAAGTCTCGCAATGGCCGGGTAAGTGGCAAACCCGACTTCAAAAATACCACTACCGTCATACCCGTGAAGGTACCCACCCGTCCCAACCCATGTGCCGTCTGAGTCTAGGGAGGCAAGGGGTCTAGCCGGGTCAAGGTTCACCTCAACGGTAGACACCCCAAACGAATTACCGGATGTTTCGGGTCCCGCAAATTCGCCCGTTTTTGAGATTGAGTACCCGGCGAAGCGAGCTGCCCCAAACAGAAACCTCTGCGCCGAATCTGTCGATGTCACCCTTTGAACACCATAAACCATCGGGGACGTACTGTAGAGGGCATTGGATTCATCTACAAATGTAAGCGATGCTCCGACCAGTGGCCCACCATTTGTTGGGACCACGGCATTATTGCTCATCGTTAACGTTGTTGCTGAGTTAATAGCGGAAACCGTTGTTGATGCAGCTACGCCATCTCCATAGACGGCCCACCCTGCCTGAATCGGCCCCATGTCCAAAACCGTCACCAGCGCACTGGACGTAGGGTCGATGGTCCCCGTCGTCTCATGGGAGATCGCCGTGGCGAAGGGATCGCATTGTGCGTATTCGGACGTTAGGCAATTTGCGACTTGTCCTGTTTTGACTGCTCCGACAAACTCATTCGTTCTAGTCCCTGAATTATCAATATGGCGCATGAGCGCCAGGTTGTTCGACAACCCGTAATCTTTAATATCTGTTGTTGTCAGGCTGTTATCGTTCACATGCGCCAAGACGTAGTAGAGCCCGGTCTCTGCGGTGGCTGCATGCCTGAACATGTCAGACAGAAGACTCGTGTTGTGAGCCACATGAACCCGCGTGGCGTTTGGACTATTGTCTGCCGTTCTTGTTAGGTAATAAGACGCTACGAAGTGGGGAGGAACCACACCGTTGTTTTCGTATGCCGTGGCACCCGCTGGGTGACCCTGCTGCCCGTCCGCGTAAAGCTCTAGGACCACATAGGGGTGACCTCCATCGGTGAAGGTCCCCGCCGTTCCATTGATGAGATGAAGGCCCGCGTTGCAAAGAGGGTTGGGCCCGGTGGTTATCGCGCTATACGTAATAGCGGCCCCAAAATCGTCTCTAATGTTGTATATCTTTACCTCTGGCGCCCCTGAATTGTTAAAGGTTGCGCCAAAGATGATGTTGTAATCCGACGCGCTCGATGACCCATCATTTAGGGCCTTGAGCATAATCCCCCCGGCAACATTCGTTCCCGTGCTTCCGCGAGCGGAAGAAGAGGCGACAAAGGGGTTCCAAAGGCCAGCCGCTGAGATTCGATATGCGTTAGCATCCGCAACTGCCTGCATTACTCCGCCGCCAGAGATTGTTATTGCCCTAATTGTGTAAGAGTAACTCCCACTCGCATCCGTGTAGGCAATAACGGCGTTATCGCTGTATGTATCATTATGAAGAGAGTCTGCGGCAAACTGCGGGGCCAACCCATCTACCTCGATCTCGTTGCTGGATGGGTCTTCGAGTGTTGTTAGTGCCCCAGCATATGCTGCCGCTGTCTCAACGCTTGTACAGTCTACTTTTGAGATTTTTATTCGAGACGACCCAACGGAATCAACCCGAAACCTTGCGTTATTACCCCCACCGGCAACGCGCAAAATATCCCCGACAGTATATCCCGTGCCCGCGTTGCTGTATGAAAGCGCTGTTATCCTGCCCGTGGAGACAGTATCAATGTCTATTGTGCAGCCTGTTCCGGTTCCCCCAAATGTTGCCACGGCGGACGCAGTGGAATACCCCGAGCCCCCATCAATAACCGCATCTGTGGCGGGGACCCCAGCGTTTGCAACAAACATAATCCATATGTTGTCATCATCCGTGCCTTTAATGGCGTACGGTTTGGGGGTAGCGTAAAGCCTGGCAGCGGCATAAGTGGCGCTCCCCCCTGTCCTAAAACGAGACGTGTCTAAAACAATATCATCACGAAGAGATGCCCCGGTTGCCACGTCCTCTATTGCGGCAACAACCCTGACCTCCCCCGATTGGTCGTGGCCGTACTCCATCCAGGTGTAAACCCGCACACCGCCAACTTCCGCCATCTGCGCATTGCTCTGCTTCTTCGATGGGTCTCGGCGCTTGAACTCGTTCTTAAATGAACACGGAACGTAGGTTCCCTTCGACAGGTACTCCGCGTTGCTGAGCTTGGTGTACATCTTCGTGCCGTCAAGAATGAGGGTCTCATTCTTATATTGAGACACGGCAGCGCCTTTGGCTATTCGGCTCGTAGATGTGTTGGCTATGATCTTATCGGCGGCAACGTAGCCGCCTCGTTTTTTGATGCGGCCCGCTTTGTCGAACACGCCATTGAGGCAGTCAGAGAGAGAGTCTGGCGCACGAGTGGCATCCGACGTTTTCTCGTCCATGCCTTTGAGAAACGGGATTGAAATCTCTTTCTTCTCTAACGGCATCAGAACACCCACAGACTGGCTGTCGCCGGGTAGGTCACAACCGTCAAAGGAATGTATTTCTCAGGAGAGAGGTTATCGGCATCGACCACCTGCACAACAACCTTCTCGTTAATCGAGACGACGATGTAGCCCTTATACCTGCGCCCTAGGCCGTGGTAGACCATGTTGGTTTGGTTGGCGATGAGTTCCACATTCTCAACCAGTCGGCCATTGACGATGCCGCCGAGCTGTACACCCCGCGCAAAATCCTCAACCTTGTCTTGGACCCGGTTAAGCTCGTAGTTGTCGCTTCTATATCTTTCGAACTCGACCATCAGAAGCCCCGATAGTTGATGTAGTCTTCGAGGTAGACACCCGTGTTGACGTCGCTGATTCTACTGTGCTCGCCAGCGTCTCGGTTGCCCGCCGCAGACTCAAGCCGCTTTCGAAGCTGCTCTTTGTAGATCATGTGCGGTTGTATGTCGGACTCTTCCTTCATCAGACACTTGATGGCCGCATCGACCACCACGTATTCCTCGTAGCCATTGGCTATAGCGGGGGCCTTGTTAACCACCGTCTTGTCCATGTACTCGGACTCGCTTGTCGAGAACCTCTGGGCCTCGGGCACAAAATGAAGTCTCGCCGTCCCCGATGTTGTCGGGGAGGGGATGAACTTAATCTGATTGCCCTGAATGCTGTATCGGGTGTCTGCAATCCGGGCTGCTACGACAGAGGGCGAATTGTACATATTTCGCTCCTGAAAGGTGTAGCGCCTCATACGGTAT